GACATCTTCCTCCCCCGATACGAAAGTGGAGACTCCAGCATCGACTCAATCCTCTGAGTCCACTCCGATCGCGGCGAAAATTACTGAAACAAAAGTTGAAGCACCTACCGAGCTTGAAGCACCGGCACCTAAAACAGAAGAAACTCCTGCACCAGCTACACCTGAGAGCACTGAAGAAGAGTATGAAATTGAAGTCGCTGAGAATTCGCCACTCACTCAAACTGACCTAGACAGAATCGCAGAACTCGCTGGGCGTATGAAATTGTCGAAAGAAGATGCACAAGCACTTGTGAAAGTGGAAGAAGATGCTTACGCCCGCGGAACTGCGACTATGACGAGCAAACAAATTGCCGAACAGAAGGAAGCAAAAGAAATTTTTTCTAAGGACCCGGACTTTTCTGGCGAGAAAGCAAAAGAGAGCTGGGACGAGGTTGATCGTGCAGTAAACGCTTTCGGAACGAAAGAACTGCGCGTGGCATTAAGTCAGCACGGCATTGGTGATAACATACACATAGCTCGCTTTCTTAAAGAAATCGGGAAGCGGATCAAGCCTGAAACTACCCCGGTAGGCAAGGGCACCGCCATCGGTGGCGAAGAGAAGAAAAGCGGATACGAGAGTTTTTACCCGGAGTTCTACCCGAAGAAATAAGAAATCTTAAAAATAATTATTGACGGCAAATTGTTTAGACACCATCCTTTATAAAAGTAATTCGTTTTTAACGATTCAAAAGGAAACAATATGGCCGTTCTAGAACAACGCTACATCAATCTCTACGATCTCGCTGCTATGCCTGAGAACTCAAACATGGGTGATCTCATCAACATGCTTGCGGCCATGAACCCAGTTCTCGAGGATGCTCTTCAGCTTCCAGCGAACAGAGGGACAGTTAACGAGACATACACTCGTACAGGTCTTCCTTCAGTAACATGGGGTCGCCTCTACAAAGGTATCCCAGCTTCTAAAGGCACAAAACAACTCGTCAAAGATACTCCAGGGTTCTGTAACTCGGCGTCTGAAGTTGATACTCGTCTCGTAGACATCTACGAGAAAGCAGACGACAAAGCTTCAATCCGCGCTGACGAAGCGATCGGTCACATCGAGGCTCTCTCACAAGAAGTTGCTACGGCATTCTTCTACCACGACGCCGCTGTAAACCCAGACCGTCCTACAGGTATGGCACCGCGATTCAACTCACTCTCGGCTGAGAACGCTTCTCAGATCGTAGATGCAGGCGGTACAGGGCTTGACAACACTTCAATTTGGATGATCACTTTCGATCGCCAAGCTGTGTACATGTTCTACCCTAAAGGATTCCACGCAGGGATCGACCGTAAGAACAAGGGTGAAATTCCTAAGCAAGATGCTGCGGGTGACACTTACTTCGTTTACCGCGAAGAGTTCTCATGGCACTTCGGTATCACAGTTCGTAACTGGCAGTACGTTGCTCGCGTTTGTAACATCGATGTTTCAGACCTCACGAACAACGCTGCGACTGGCGCGAACATCATTAACCTCATGACTGAGATGTACTACCGCCATAAAGGTCGCAGACTTGCTATGGGCAGAACGTTCATCTACGCGAACACGACAATCGTTAAGTTCTTGGACTACCAAGCTCGCCTTACACAAGGTCAGAACTTGTTCCTCACTTTCGACAAGTCAGGTCCGAATGCTAAAGAAGTTCTTAACTTCCGCGGCGTGGCCATCCGTGAGACAGACGCAATCCTTAACACTGAAGATCGCGTAGTAGCATAATTCACTTAACGAGGTATATATGATTTTAGATCAAACGCTCCTATTCTCTGACCAGCAGCTCGTCACAACGTCTGCTCCGTCAACGAACGTCCTTGACTTCGGTGTCATGGGCAAAACACCTTTCGGCGGTGTTTCCCTCAAAAGAAACATCGGGATGGGGAATAACATTCCTCTCCTTATCCAAGTAACTCAGACATTCGCAGGTCCGACGTCGATCACTGCTACAGTGCAGACTTCAGACTCTTCGACTTTCGCTTCAGGGAACACAGATGTTATGTCTGTCACTGTTCTCCTCGCGGATCTCAAGCGCGGATACATCTCTCCGATCGTTGCCCTCCCTCGCGGGATCAAGCAGCGCTACCTCCGAATCAACTACACAGTGACCGGCTCTGCCGCTACTGCTGGAGCGATTACAGCGGGTATCGTTCTTGATGTTGACGGCGCATACAGAGGGTAAGATACTTAAGGCATAACTAACGAGAGGCGTGCCTAACCGCACGCCTTTTTTATGTCCATAATCAGGAGAGCTACCATGGCCAAAAGTAAAACAGTTAAGTTCAAAGACAAAGTCGTTGCTACTGAGCGCGGCTATTACAAAAATCGCATTATCGAGCCTGGACAGAAGTTCCTCCTCGATGAAGAGCTTCCGGTTGATGAAGATCATCCTAAAGGTCGTTTCCCTCTATGGGTTCAAGACCCTTATGAAACCGACGACGAAGATCTGCTTGAAGGTGAAGAGGTCGATGAGGCCGGGAATCTTCTCGATGAAGAAGTAGACGAGGAAGATGCTGACATCGCTCGTCCGGCACGTAAAAAAGCCGCCAAGAAGAAAGCGCAAAAAAAAAGTCCCGCTAAGAAAGTAAGCAAGACGGTCAAGAAAGAAGAGTCTGAAGAGCCAGGAATGGTCCAGAACTTTGTTGACTCAGTTAAGTCTGCGATCAATGGCGAGAAAGAAGATTCAATTATCTAATCGGAGGGTGAGGTGCTTAAAACGGAAATTGCTAATTTTGCATTAGGACGTTTAGGCACCTCGCTCACCATTAACGACCTTGACCTCGACGTCTCAAACCACGCCAAGATCCTAAAGCGAAACTTCCAGTTCTCTCTCGATACCTTTCTTGAACGCCATCCATGGTCGATGTTCACTCAGAGCTCCGCCCTGGCCCTCGTCGAGGAAGATGTTTCACGTGGAACATATCTCTACGAATACCCCGCTGGTGCACTTACAATCCAAGACATCGCCGAGAGCGGATACTTCTCTGAGTACGAGCTCTATGAAGAACAGAAGATGAATTGGGAAGAGGTATACGACACTAGCGGTCAGAAGCTTCGTTGTATCCTTCCTTCTGCGCATGCCAAGTACACGACTCGTGTGAGTCAGGATATTAACTTCCCGACACACTTTGCTCGCGGTCTTGCAGCTCAGCTGGCACTCGATGCCGCTCCGGCGATCATCACAAACAACTTCCCGAAAGTCATTGCCGGTCTTATGCCGAAACTAGAGAATGACATCTCCCTCGCTATCGCGCATGATCTAGGTAAACAACCTTTGAAAAAAGCCGCGGTAACACCACTCTTGGCGACCCGGTGGAGATAGTATGGCTTCAGGAAAACAAACGTCCCTTGCATACGGTGAAGTATCTCCGGGTTACCGATATAAGTCCGATGCTGTTTCATACGCTCAGGGACTCTCGAAGCTTAAGGATGGATACATTCGTCGTGATGGTGGTGCGTCCAATCGCGGTGGCCTAGAGTTCGTTAAGGTCGCCGACACTCAATCAAACATTCCTGCTCCCGGCGGACCCACAGGTATCAAGGGTTTCATCTACTGGGATAACAACGCGAAGCAATGGATTACCATTGAATACTTCAAGACTCTGCATCCAATCTCAGGCGGACCTACTTACGCCTTTGTGAGCGGCGGCTCGATCATTCGAATCCAAGAACTTCTCACGACTCCTTTGATCAACGGACCACTACCAAGTGAAGTCCGCTATACGGTCTTGAAGGATCAGATCCTCGTGACCCCGAATACAAACATGAACCTCGCTGGTGACTACATCGATAGGAACATAGCGATCAACATCAACAACGGGTCTCCACTCATAGACCCAAGCTTCGGGTATCAGCAATCCCTTACGGGCTTTACCGTGACTGCCGTTGGGCAAGGCTCACCTCCGAACTACCCGGTCACCTACCTCTTCACTGCGGTCATGAAGACGGGAGCGGAGCACCCTTTCTACATCAGGATCACAGCATCCGGCAGTGACCCGGACTCTATTTATTTCCCGCACTCCAATCACCTGAATGCTTTTACTATTTCAGGCCCCGGAGCGGCAGACCCAAACATCAAATACTTTAATATCTACCGTGCTGCGGGCGCAGGCGGATACCGCAGCTTCTTAAAGCTTGTCGGTCGTATCATGCCAGGAGCAGGGCAGTTCGCGGACTTCGGAGCTGAGAACGGCACGATCACCCCACCACTCGATGCTTCGATGTTCAAGGTACTTCCTCCGTCGTTTTCCTACGTGAACTACATGGTGGGTATCAACGCCGCTGCTTACTATCAGCAACGACTGATCATGGCCATGGAGCCTGGGACGACTCCGACTCTTAAAGCAGGCGACATGCTCGCTTCCAAGATCGGTACTCCTTCTCAGATCGCTCAACCCCTGATCTACGCGGACACGGAAGCTTTCCAGTTCTCGGTTCCGATCTCAGACGGAACTTCTCCTCACTCACTCCTTTCCATGGAGCGACTCCTCGCTTTCACGGAGAAGGGCGTGCACATCGTACGAGGCGGAGAACAGGACGTTCTAACCTGTAGCCAGGTCAACCCACTCACCATCTGCGAGGAGGGCTGCTCGAGCAGTG